GGTTTTCTTTGGATTGTATAATAATTTCTTTATCATCTATTTTTAATTGGGTACCACCATCTGAATCTGTAAAATTTAATATCCCTGTATTACACAAAAAATCAAAATCATTATGATAATTACCTGTTTTTTCAAAAAAGAATTCATTAACAAACATATTAAATCTTGCTTCAATAATAGCCTTAGCTTCCAATTTTAAAAGAATAGGATTCATAAAATTATAGTATAGTTCATGATTAAGGATAAAATACTCGCAAAAAAGACTGTGAGTAAAATAACCTTTATCTGTTGGAGTATTAGGCCCAGTAGATCCAAGTCTTCTTCTCCAAGGAAAATCTAAATGTGTTATAGTTTCTTTCATTCTTTTGTAAAGATGTTCATCTAAAAAATTTTCCATAACTTTATACTTCATCTTTTATCTCCTTTAAAATGACTATAAGGCCCATTTTGATCGACATAATGAAAAAATACTTGTGGGTTTTCTACCCCTTCAAAAGGTTTTCTTCCATGTAAGACTTCACAACCTAAATACATTACCGCATCACCAATGTTTAAATCAAACCAGTTATTATCAAAATGAATTGGCCATCTGGTTCCACAATTATTAATACAAGCACTTATACTAATTTCACAAGATTCTCTATCTTTATGATCTTTTAAAGGAGACCCATTAATATAATATCTCCAATAAGCATAAGTTTCGAATAATTTAAGACCTGATATTTCTTCTGCTTTTTGTTTTTTAAGATGTAAAAAAGTATCCATTAAAGGATCTTTATAATACGAAGGTGTAAAAATAGATTGATCACACCACTCTAAATCTTTATATACTCTTTTTTTACAATATGTTTGTAATATGTTTAATTCTTCTTCATTAAAGAATTTAGGTATTAGTATAAATTTTTTATCTCTTATGCTAGCCATGACACAATACTATATCTATTACCTTCTAAAATTGGATTTATTTTATGGGGATATAAAAAATTACTAGGAAAAAATACAGCGCTACCTTTTTTTAAATTAAGTTTTAGAATTTCGTTTTTCTTTTGAGTGTCAAAAAAAGAAAGTTCTCCGCCTTTGTAATTATCATTTAAATTTACAATACAAGTCAAAGAACGTGTAGAAAGTAAAAAATCATCTACATGAATTTCGTATTTACCTCCAACATCATATTTTAATAAATCTACTTGAATTAATTTTTCTAATTTTAAAGCTTTAAATTTTACCAAATAATTAGGCAACATTTTAAATATTTCATTGTGAATTAATTGTAAAAAAACAAAATCAGTTATGTTGTTTCGATTAAAAATAGTTTCATCATTAGATATTTGTAATCCTTTGACATTTCTAATATCTAAATTAGAACCTGCCGCAATACCTAAATTTTTTAAATTAGTTTTATCTAAATAATTAACTATTCTATCAGCTAAATTTTTATTAAATAAACCATCTATCTGAATGATGGCGTCTCTAAGATCCATTTCATTAATTGAGTTTAATGTTTAAGCAGAAGTATAACTCGTTGGTCTTGGCCCTAATCTAGCTATTTTTTCTTCTGGTGTTTCTTCTCTAAATCCATCTGTCTCTGTTGCAGCTGGATCTTCTACCGTTTGATTATCATTATCCCAAAGATTTTGAATATCAATTAAATGTTGAGTATCAAATCTATTAATAAACTCGGTTCTAAAATTACCTAATACAGATTCATCGTAAGATCCGTTTGGAGAAGTGTCAGTATATTCAACTTGATCATTATCAACATTATCATCAGTAAATTGAATTACAGAAATATTATTAAATTTACTTTGTGACCAAAAAGCGTCATCTTCTATTTTTGCAACACCAGGATTTTCAGGTGTAAAATCTTCTGATTTTTTAATTATATTTTTGTCTGGTACTATTACTGTCCAAAGTCCGTGTTTTGACATTTTAAATTCTCCTTATGTTTTTATAATATATATCAAAGCTGTGTAAGGTTGCAAGACCGAAGTTGCATTTCCTGTAAATGATCCAGAAGCAGGATGGGTATGGGTTCCACCACCTCCCGTACTAGGGCTATTTACTTCAAAATCGTTATTAGTACCACCATTTGTAGACCCAGCGCCACCTGAGTTTGCACTGTGTTGGTGAGCTGGTAATTCTGGAGTTGTCAAAGCATGTCCTCCTAAAGCTCCAGTAACATTACCAGAAGACGCCACTGTATTTGCCCCTCCAGTTGAAGCTAAAGCTTTTCCAGGAGAAGTTCCAATACAACAGTCGTCTTGTAAGTCAGGTAAATTAAAAGTAGTTGAACCATTACCAGATCCATAGGTGGTTCCAACCACTGCAAATAATGCTGAATATGTTGTTCTTGAAACAGCAGAACCATCACATTCTAAAAACCCTGAAGGTATACTAGCATCCCCCCAAGGAACAATAATACCAGTATTCACACCTTGAATACCTGTTAAGTTGGCTCCTGAGTAATCATATCTAGTTGCTTCGTAGTTTGCCATTTTTTCTCCTAAGTCTTAATAATATATTTTACTGTTAAATAAGGTTGTAATACTGAGTTTGCATCATTAGTTACTGCAATATTTCCAGCTGGGTGATTATGTGCTCCACCACCTCCTGTATTTGCAAAAGTAGGATTATTAGAAGGAGCGTTTTGAACACTCCCTGTTTTTTGAGCTGCTAAACCAGTTCTACCCCATGTGTTGTGTGCCCTAAGTTGAGGAGCAGCGTGGTTATGACTTGCAATTTCTGGTGTTGTTAAAGTATGATTTCCTACCGTTGGAGTTAAGGATCCAGATCCTGCAACTGTATTTGCTCCTCCAGTTGAAGCTAAAGTTTTAGTTGGAGATCGTCCTACCGCTACATTATCCTGTAAATCAGGGACATTAAAAGTTGTAGATCCATTGCCTGATCCGTAAGTCGTTCCAATTACTGCAAACAAAGCTGAATAAGTTGTTCTAGATACTGCAGCTCCATCACAATCTAAAAAACCAGATGGAACCGATGTATCTGACCATGGAACAATTAAACCAGTATTTACACCTTCAATACCTGTTAGGTTTGCTCCGTCAAAATCATATCTAGTTGCTTCATAATTAGCCATATTATTTCCTTACGTTTTTATAACATACATTACAGTTATGTATGGTTGTAAAACTGAAGTAGCGTTTCCTGTGTAGTTTGCACTTCCAGGGTGAGCATGTGCTCCTGCTCCACCTGTGTTGTTAATTTGAAAAGGGTTTGTAGGCCCTTGTGCTGAAGATTGTCCCATTCCCATTGAGTTACTAGGCCCAGAGGAAAGGTTACCAAAAGCTTGTTGACCCATACCGTCTCCATGAAAGTGAGATGGTAATTCAGGTGTTGTTAAAGTATGGTTTCCAACACTTAAATTTGCATTTCCAGAAGAAGTTACTGTGTTCGCTCCTCCAGTTGAAGCTAAAGCTTTAGTTGGTGATTTACCAACTACAACATCGTCTTGTAAATCAGGAAGATCGAAAGTAGTTGATCCATTTCCTGCACCGTAAGTAGTACCTATTACAGCAAATAAAGCAGCGTATGTTGATCTTGAAACTGCTTGACCATTACATTCTAAAAATCCAGATGGAGCTGTAGTATCGGACCAAGGTATAATTAAACCTGTGTTAACTCCTTGAACATCTTGTAGGTTACCACCATCGAAATCATACCTAGTAGCTTCGTAATTAGCCATGGTTTATTTCTCCTTATATGTCCAACCTGTAGTCGCGTCTCCTGAATATACTAATGTAAAACCAGCACCTTCAGTATTAACTACTAAGTCTGCTGCTGATCCTGCAATATTAGAACTATTTCTACCAACTGTGAAAGCATTTGTGTCGAATGTATATTTTGCATCTATGAAACTAACTTCTTCTCCTGCAGAAGGTGAAGCTGGAAGTGTTATTGTTAATGTTCCACCTGAAGTGTCTGCTAAAATTTGTGCTCCTGGTTGAACTGTTTCAGCTGAAGAGATTGCTCTCCATTTTTTAAATTCTAAATCTTTAACAATATCAGTTCCATCTGCGTGACAAATGTAAGAATGCCCTTCGCATAATTCAAAACCTGTTTGACCTGTAACTTTAAAAGTTAAAGTAAATCCCGCATGATTTGTTCCATCAATAACATTAAAAAGTTTTTCAATGCCTGTTGGAAAATTTACTGTTCTGTTAGCTGGAAGCGTACCAGTAAATTTTAAAGTCATGTTTCTTGCATTTGATATTGTAGCATCAGTCATTGCTA